GTCTTTGTGTTTCATCCATATCGGCCTTCAATTCATTGTACGCCAACATTTGATGCAACTTGACATCCTTCAACTCCGTGGGTACAATGATGGTTTTTGTTTCAATCATATACCCATAAAACGCCAAAAATGGCGATTGTTTATACTAATCGTTCATGTAGTATGGTGTGAACCTGGGCGTGATACCTTTGCATCTCCTTATCGGTTACCAAAATATCCGTAAATTCCCGAACCGATGAAATAATGGTGGAATGGTCAAGGTGTGAAATGTTGCCAATCTCCATGAAAGTCATGTTCAATCTTTTTCTGCAAATGTGGTTGAACATATGTCGGGCATACATTGGTTTACGCTTCCTTGACTTGGTGATAATTTGGTCGGGTGTCATGTCCATCACCTCACAAATAACCCGTAACACTTCACCCCATGTTGTGGGGTTGTCGTTGATGTCGGTTTTGGGTTTGACAATTTCTTGTTTCAGCAACCGCACTTCGCGGTCGTGGGCCATCTTGTTTTCAACCACCAACAATCGCAGTCGTTTTATTTCTTGTTTTAAGTTGTGTATTTCTTGGTAATGGCTTGTCATATCAAACGCAAATATACAAAATCCACACGAAATAAACAATTAACGAATATCGTAGTTTCCGTAATTGGATTTGATTCCTAACATCATCATCTCCGCATACCTCCAACTGTCAATCCCGTGATCCGTTCCGATTGGTGTGTTCATGGTTCGCCCTTGGGCATCACTATCCCAACAATAGTTTCGTAGTTCCTTAATTAGGTTTGTGCTTGTGGATGTAACCAAATAGGATTGGGATTGCATGATTTGAATTCCGTAGTTGATTGAATCTTTGCCCTTGGTTACCCCCTTGATTCTTATTCCATACCTCCGTATCTCATCAATTGATTTTGGTTCGGCTGAATCCGCATAAACGGGTACATGGTTGGGTAATGCCCTTGCAATGTCCGAATTAAGCATTCCCGTGCGATATGCGACCTCATCAACTATTCGTTGACCATTGTACTCATATACGGCAACAATCGCCGTGGGATCGTTTGTATAACCGAAATCCACACCACAACCAACCAACCTTGCATCATCGGGGATTTTGTCGATGGTTTGCCAGTTGCTGAATATAACCCCTTGTAGGTTTCCAATCTCACCCAATCCATACACCCGCCACCAATTGGCCCAATAGTTTGATGTTTCTGCCCTATCCCGTGCCTTTTCAATTTCGTTCACGATTGATTTGTCCAACGCTTCATTGTCTTTGTAGGTTAGTACAATCATTTCCGCATCCGCATCGTTTACCAATTCACTATCCACCCAGAATTCCGCCACTGGGTTGTAATCCAAGTATATGAATTTACGGGTACGGATTGCCATTTGGTAGTACGATTCCCAATCAATGTTGTTGCACTCATTCACGAATAACACATCACGCCTTGCACCCCTCAACTTTTGTGGTTGGTCTGCGGAAAAGAATTCAATGTAACTATCATTACTGAATGAATAAGTCCATGAAGATTTGTTCCATTTCAACGGATCAAACATCCCGACCATTTCCATGATTTTAAGGAAGTCACGAATAGCACCCCTCCGTAGGTGGGGGATGGTTTCCGATACGATGCTGATTTCTACCTTTGGGTTTTTAACCGCGTAATCAATTAGCAAGGGGATAATTGAAAAGGTTTTTGAACTACTTGTTCCACCCCTTACAATTCTAACCCGTTTGCGTAACCGACTAATCTTGACCTGGGCCGTTGTTTTCTGCAACATCTATATCAATACCATTGAAAATTGGTTTCTCTTTTTCCTCCAATACATTGTGGCTCATAGATAGTTTGCGGAGTTCTTCTTCGCTACTTATCAATTTCATTAACGCCAATTGTAATGTGGGTTGCTCACTCAAATACCATTTGGATCGCATAGATACTTTGATGTTGGTCTTCACAGTTAACAATGCCTCTTTTATTGCGTTGGATTCGTGGAGTTTATGGGCGTAAAATGTGCTTTTATCGCACGGCAAATAAGCGACTACATCCTCAATAAAAAACAACTTGTATTTTTCTATGGCTTCCAATGATAGCCGTTCCAATTCGTTTGTTTTATAGGCCATTATTCATCGGGGGTTAGGGGTATTGGCATCCAGTAAACCACATGTAATCTTTGATCCGTGTGATAACAATGCCATTGTTCATCGTAGTAAACCGCCACATAGGGAAAACCCCGCACGGTCTTAACCAATACGGGGGTTTCTTCTTGTGGTAATGTTCGTTCAATCTTCCTCCACGCTTTCATGTTGCAAATTCTAATGCTTCTTTGTAAGTGTCGTAAAATGTTTCTTCGCCATTGTAAAAATTTGTGACCAAAAAGTCAACTTGATGCCCCATGCAAGAACAAATTGAGATTCCATTTTCAAGGGCTATGTAAACATAGCCAGAATTGGGATTAAATCCAATTTCCATAATGTCTTCATGTTGACACTCGTTGGCGTATGCCATGAAAATCTTTGAAAATCCTTTTGCTTCGCAGTAGGCAATTGATCCTTCAACGCCACTGATTGTGATTGTGTTTGTCATATTCATAGTACAAAGATACATTTTATATTTGCAATACCAAATTATTTTTCAATAAATCTTAAAAATTCTTGTCTGCAATTCAAATCCTCTTTGAAAACTCCTACCATCTTTGATGTGATGGTGGGTACATTTTGTTTTCTTACCCCACGCATACTCATACACATGTGTTGTGCTTCCAATACAACTGCAACTCCTTTGGCATCCAATTCCTTCATAAGTTTCTCCGCAATTTGTGTTGTGATGCGTTCTTGGTTTTGGAAGTTCCTTGAATACATATCAACGCACCTGGCTAACTTAGACAACCCTACAATTTTTCCATTGGGGATGTAAGCCAAATGTGCTACTCCATAGAACGGTGCGAGGTGGTGTTCGCATAGTGAGTGAAATGGAATGTTCTTTTGAATAATCATTTCGTCCGTTCCCTCTGCATCAAAGGTTGTAAAGTTGAAATCGGGTGGAGATAAAAATTCTTTCAAAAACTTAATGTACCTTTTTGGGGTTTCTCTTAATCCCTCCCTTGTCGGATCGTCAAAGTATTCCAATATGCGTAATACATTTTCCTCAATTTCAATTTCCCCTTTCTTTTCCCACGGAAATTCTAACCAGCAATTAAACTCACTTTTTTCGAATAAAGCAATAAATGGTTTGTCGGGGTACATGGTCAACCACTTATCTTTCGTCGCTCCCGAATCTACCAAATCATCGATAATGTAATCGGCTTCCTCTGGTGTATCAACTGGGTTTAATAACGCGGCAATGTATTGCCCCCCTCTTGGTACTCCATAATACTTTTTGGTTTTGTCTAATTTCTCAACTCGGGCCTTAATGTCGCCCCAAGTTATACTCCCGTTTTTTTGTTCCATATTTCAATGTGTAGTCTGTTTGTAAATTTGTGATACTGTTTCTTGGCAATTTCAGCCACAATTGGCTTAGTGATGTTTAATAACTCTTGGTGTTCTCCCGATGGCATTAACCAAATTTTCTTTGGATCAATAAATGAATAATTGGCTTGAATTTCATCGTAATCTTCCCATGACGATAATACAAATTTGAATTGAGTTGGTAGTTGGTTAAACACTTCCAACACATCGGGCTTGTATCGTATTGGTTTGTCGTTACCCGAGTTTTGCAATTTAGGTGAACAGTTCCATTGGTTAACCAATTGTTTCATTCTTTCAATTGGCTCAATTGTACCATTGGTTTCAACTTCTACAAAACAATCTTTGTTAAGTACACCACGGACATATTGAATAAACTCTACCAATTTACTTTGGTTCATTAATGGTTCTCCGCCTGTTAAAATTAAATTTGCGCCATTGGCAATGGCTTGCGTACACTCATTGTCTAATACTTCGTTAAACGGCTTCATTTTGCCTTGCATCCATACTTCAATGGTATCGCAGCGCCATGTTGCCCCATCGTGCAACTCACCATCGAATTGTGTGCCGTTTCCTCCACACATTAAATTGCATCCCGATAAACGAACAAAGACAGATGGATAACCCGTGGTGATTCCCTCTCCTTGGATTGAATAGAATACTTCCGCGATTGGTAATGTTTTATGGTTCATAAATAACTATGCTTGTTTTTGTTTCACCTATTTGAATTTTTACAATTGGCATCCCGCCTTCGTTTTTAATTCGGTTAAATAACCATATTGCCATGTGCTCAGCACTGGTTTCAAATGGAAGTTTAATGTATACTTCATTAACTGCATCCAATACCATACATAAGGGATCTTGGTCATGCAATATAAAATAATGGTCGTATGACTTAATAATCGGTTCGACCTTTGCATCAATGTCAGAAAATAACATTGTTACCCCGTCTTTGATTTCGCTAAATTTGAAATCACACACAACATCGTATGTATGCCCGTGAATCCTTCCGCACTTTTCTCCCGCTAATTTATTGCGGTGTGCAGCATAAAAATGATATTTTTTTTGTATTTTCATATCCAACCTTTTTGTTTTGCTTCATAAAAACCTTTCACTCTTAATTCTGTTGCAGGGTTATCATTTACTCCATAACCCCATTCGTTCTTTGTTAAATTACCATTGTAATCGGTTAATGTATCGTTTATAATTATGTCAAAACAGTTTAATTCTTTTGCCAATTTCCATGTTTCGGCTTTATCTAAATACATTAATGGCGTGTGTATTCTTACATCGCCAATTCCAATCCCTAAACTTAATGTCAATTGCATTGCATCCATTGTATTTCTTCTACAATCAGGATATCCAGAGTAATCCGTTTGACACACTCCCGTAATAATATCCGATATACCCATACTTGCCCCATAAGAACTTGCAATTGTTAAAAATAACAAATTTCTCCCTGCTGTAAAAGACGCTGGTAGATTTGAGTTTATTTTACTTTTTTCGTTATGACTTGTATTTTCTGTCAAACTACTTGGTGCTAATAATCCTTTAATGTCAAAAATTTTATAATTAACACCTGCATCTTTTGCGATTTTTTTTGCTTGTTCTAACTCTTTAACATGCATTTGTCCATAATCAAAACCAATCGCAAACACTTCGCTAAAGTTTTGTTTTGCCCAATATAAACATGTGGTTGAATCTTGGCCACCACTTAATAATATAATTGTCTTTTTCATTTTATAGGTTATTTTCTGCGTATTGTGAGAATTTTATCCATTCATTAAAATTGTTAATGGCTGTCATTATTGTCTTGACCCGTTGACCTGGTTGTTTATTTTGCTTTTGCATGGTTTTCCCGTTAAACCAATACACAGCCCCAAATCTATTCCCAGATAACCAACTTGTCGAATCCACAGAATCAAATTTATATTTTTCTAATCCTTTCAAATTTGTAAACCCCAACCCATGCACTTTTGTATTATTGTCTTTTGCAATTTTCAATAATGGGTAGAACACATCGTATTCTGTTCTTTTGATTTCTTGTGTCACTAAACCCCCAATTGCTATGTAGTCATATTCTTTACACATTTTTTCCCAATAATTTAACCCTCTCGACTTGTGCCATACTGGGATGCATTTTACTCCCGATGTTTCTTCCAATAATTTTCTTAGGCGTTCCACTTCTTTAATACCCACCAATGCGTCAATGTCTAATTCAAAATAGTTTTTAATTTTATATTGTTTTATAAAATTCGCGTATGACAGTACATACTCATCCCAATTGATATTTTTATCTTTCATCGATGTCATAAAAGTAAATGCACCACTATCAAGTAAAAACGATTTATATTTATGTATATTATGTCTTTCGTCTTTTAAGTAATAAAAACTTTCCAACCTATAAAAATTGTAAAAATCAAAATTGCCCCAACAAATTTTATCCCATCCGCTACCTGCTAAATATATTTGCATTTTATTTTATTAGTAAATCAAAAACAATTTTTTCTTTGCTACCGCCCAATTTATTAAACGCTTCAATTACTTTATTGTAATCATCCTCGGTGTATTCCAAAGTTATTGTGTTCGCACTTGGTTTATCGTCTTC